ATCCTAAAAGAATTCATTAAAAATAGGATCAATGATTCTTTACAAAAAATTGGCTTTAAGCAAGCTTTCGATGTTGACAAAAATCTACTGAAAGATACAATCTGGTTTGAAGAGGAGTTGCTTGGTAACAATGCCACCGACTTCTTTTATTCTCGACCAGTCGAGTATTCAAAAAATTCACAGACGTTCAACGTAGACGACTTGTTCTAAATGACTAATTACTATTGGCTAAATGATGACTCAAGATTATTTCTTGAAAGGGGCTATCTAAAAAAAGGTGAGACTCCAGAGCGGAGAATCCGTGATATTGCAGAGACCGCTGAAGTGTATCTCGGTATAAACGGGTTTGCTGACAAGTTTGAGGGATATATGAAGCAGGGATTTTATTCCTTAGCTTCCCCTGTTTGGTCTAATTTTGGTCGTGATCGAGGTTTACCCATATCTTGTAATGGAGTTTATGTTCCTGACAGGATGGATGGCATTTTAGCTAAACAGTCTGAGGTGGGTATGCAGACTAAGCATGGGTCGGGGACTTCCGCTTACTTTGGCGATCTTCGCGAGCGCGGAGCATCAATCAATTCTGGTGGTGAGTCTTCTGGGGCAGTCCATTTTATGGAACTGTTTGATAAGGTTGCTGCTGTTGTTTCTCAGGGGAATGTTCGTCGTGGTTCTTTCGCTGCTTATCTCCCTATTGAGCATCCTGATGTAAAAGAGTTTCTTCGCATCAAGAGTGAGGGTAATGCGATTCAAGACATGTCTTTCGCTGTAACCATTACAGATGAATGGATGAAATCAATGATTGGGGGTGACTCTGATAAGCGTCAGATTTGGGCTTTAATCATCAAGAAGAGGTTTGAAACTGGTTATCCATACTTATTCTTCCAAGATACCGCGAACAATAACGCACCAGAATGTTATCAAGACAAAGACATGAAGATATATGCTTCTAATCTTTGCAATGAGATTAGCTTACCATCTAAAGAAGATGAGTCTTTTGTTTGTTGTTTATCCTCTTTGAATCTAGTGAGATGGGATGACATTGTAAAGACTGACGCTGTTGAGACGTTAGTTGCATTTCTTGATGCAGTGATGGAGGAGTATATCCTAAAAACAAAGCGTATTCCATTCATGGAATCTTCTCATAACTTTGCCAAGCGTCACAGAGCTTTAGGCATGGGAGTTCTTGGTTGGCACTCTTACCTACAAAGCAAAATGATTGGGTTTGAAAGCATGGAGGCTAAAATGCAGAATAGTTCTATTTGGAAGACTATCCGTAATCGTGCAGATGAAGCGACAGCAGAATTGTCGCGAGGTTTAGGGGAACCTATGTATTGTGAGGGGTATGGTCGTCGAAATACTACCACCCTAGCTATCGCTCCAACTACAAGTAGCTCGTTTATCTTGGGTCAGGTTTCTCCATCTATCGAGCCTCTCAATGGTAATTATTTCACCAAAAATCTTGCCAAAGGAAAATTCACCTTCAAAAATCCTTACCTCAAAAAACTCCTATCTGAAAAGGGTCAGGATAATCAAGAGACTTGGATGAGCATCCTTGAAACTGGTGGCTCTGTCCAACACTTACTCTTCCTTTCGGACGAAGAGAAAGACATCTTCAAGACCTTCGGGGAAATCAGCCAAAAAGAAATCGTTATTCAAGCGGCTCAAAGACAAAAGTATATTGACCAAGGGCAATCTCTGAATATCATGGTGGCTCCAAAAATCCCAGCAAAAGAAGTTAGTGAGCTAATGATTTATGGCTGGGAAAGCGGATTGAAGGGGTTTTACTACCAAAGAAGCGCTAATCCTAGTCAAGAATTAGCAAGATCTATGATGGAATGTAAATCTTGTGAAGGTTGATTTCATTTATATCTAAAATAAGTGTAAAGGAAAATACAATGGAGTTGGACTTTTCTAAGAAAATTAAAGAACTTTTAGCGTTAAGTGAAGCCGCAAAACGTGGTGGACCCAAGAGTGGCGCTCAAACACCAGCTAAACCTTCTGAAAAGAAGAAAGGTTCTAGCAAGAATAAGTCTGGCTCTGCGGGTGGGAAAGGTGGATCTATTACCTTTTCAGAAAAAGTCGTCACAGCTTTAAAAAACAAAGTTAAAGAGCATAACGATAAACATTCTAAAAAAGTGACTTTAGGTCAACTCAAGAAAATTTATCGTCGTGGCGCTGGAGCATTCTCTTCTAGCCACCGCCCCGGCAAGACCAGAGGTCAGTGGGCAATGGCCCGTGTAAATACATTCCTCAAAATGGTCAGGGGAGGCAAGGTGAAAAAGTCTTACCGTGCCGCTGACCAAGACGTAGCAAAAGGCTCTGAAGAGTATTACCTTGAAAAAGAAGGTGAAGCTTTTGTTGATTTTGCTGATATTGAGTTTGATATCGCCCACCTTGATCTAGTTATGGCTGGAGCTAATGAGTGGGATCAAGATGATTCAACAGAAGATCTTGAATACACAGAAGCAGAAAAGAAAACTTTAAATAAACCTTTCCGACTAAAAGGCGGGAAAAAGAAGTATGGGGTTTATGTGAAAAACCCAAAGACTGGTAATGTGATTATGGTTAAGTTTGGTGACCCTAATATGGAAATCAAACGTGATGACCCAGCTCGTCGTCGCAGCTTTAGAGCTAGACATAAATGTGATACAGCTAAAGACAAAACGACCCCTCGTTATTGGAGTTGCAGGTTTTGGTCGAAAAAGCCTGTCAGTAAGATGGTTTCTAATGAAGTCCTAGCTTGGGATGAAGAAGAAGTTTATAGTGAGTGGGTTTGGGATGATGAAGGTTTTGCTGATCATCAAGATTTATTAAATGCTTTTCCTTTCTTAGAGAGCGTCAAAGAAATTGTTGAAGAAGAAGAGGTTTAGGGTATAATCATGCATGTCTAGCGTGATTCTGACTTCTTATTTTTCAAAAAAGATACACCCAAATCACCCAAACGATAATCACGTTGTTGGTCGTGAGAAGGATGGTAGGGTGACTCAGAATAGTATTGAATATATTGAGCCTTGGTATAACTCTGTTCGTGATCTAAATATAGAGGGTAGAGTCTTCTATGATAATTTATCTGACGAATTTATCGAAGAATACGAGACAGATAAGATTAAATTCATAAAAGTTAATACATCAGACTACTCTAATAACGACTGGAGATTCTTCTGTTACAAAAAATACTTAGAAGAGAATAAATTTGATTCTATTGTATTATCTGACGGTTCTGATGTTAAAGTGGTAAAAGATCCAAGTGATTTTGTAGAGTCTGGAAGTTACGACTTTTACGTTTGTAAAGATTCTATAAATTTGAGTATGTTTCCATATTTGGATTTTCATAAAAGTCAAGATTGGGACGATTATGTTTCAATGTATTTAAATGCAACTAGATGGCCCCTTATAAACATGGGGGTTTTAGGAGGCTCTTACGAAAACGTCATTGAATTTTTAAATATTTTTTGCGAAGTTAGATCTGAGATCAGAGAGGTGGATTTTAATGCCAATATGTGGATAGGCCAATATGTTTTTAGGTCTCTACTCAAGAATAAGTCAATAATGATTGGGGAGCCTTTTACTAGCGAGTTTAAAAAATACCAAGACGGTAGAAAAGACGTATATTTTATTCATAAATAAATAACCCATTATACAATTTAGCATTACATGAAGATTGAAGAAATTAGCGCCAAGTATGGAGCAGCGCATATCGGTAAAAACCTAGATACAGGTAATGAGAACACTGGAGGAGATATGGTTAGACACGGGTATGATGTGTTTTACGAAAAACACTTTTCTTCTAAACGAGGCTCAAAAGAAATTACTCTACTAGAGATCGGAGTGTTCAGAGGTGGAGGCTTGGTAATATGGTCAGACTACTTTTCAAAAGGTAGAATTTACGGAGTGGATATTGGAATACAGACCTATCTTAGCAATGTAGCATCGTACAAATCTAAAGGCGGTTACTCCAATGATAATGTCGTAGTGTGTAAAGGGGATAGTACGAACATATCCACTTGGGATAGCGCAATTAACGAGTTCCCATTAATGGATTTTATTATAGATGACGGACTGCATAACCCAGCAGCAAATCAAGCGACTCTTGAGAACTTCTGGGACAAGTTAAAACAAGGAGGCACATATGTAATAGAAGACATTAAGCCAAACCATTTAACTCAAGTTAAATCTTATTTAGATAATAGAAACCTTATTTATCAAATATACACGGGAAATCTCGGGGAATCAATAGCATTTATCTCAAAATGAAAATACTAGTTACTGGTGGAGCAGGATTCATAGGGTATAATCTTTGTAAAAGACTTATTAAACATGGCTGCGAGTTAGTAAGTGTAGACAATTATTCTACTGGCAAAAAAGAAAATGAGATTTCTGGAATTACTTACATTAATGCTGACATCTCAGAATACTGTTTAGATGATGTGGGTGATGATGTAGATGCTGTTTACCACTTAGCTGCTTCAGCTAGAATTCAACCATCCTTTATTAATCCTGTTTTGTATGCAAAAAATAATGTTGTTGGTACATTTAATGTTTGTGAGTATTGTAGGTTAAATAACATCCCGCTTGTTTTTGCTGGTAGTTCTTCTCATCATTCTGGAAAATTTAAAAATCCATACACATTTACAAAAGATCTATCAGAAGAAACAGTCGATCTTTATCAAAAGCTCTTCAACATTAAAGCCAGTGTAGCAAGATTCTACAATGTATACGGACCTCATCAATTGGAAGAGGGTGCGGCGACTTTAATTGGAATATGGGATAAAGCTCGGAGAGAAAACAGGTCGTTTGATATTTATGGAGATGGGTCGAAGCGTAGAGATTTTACTCATGTAGATGATATAGTGGATGCTTTAATTCTAATCCATAAAAAAAATAAATGGGGTCAAATTTTTGAATTAGGAAGAAGCTGCAATTTTTCTGTGAAAGAGGTCGCAGAAATGTATGGACAAAAAGAAATTAATTACTATGATGATAGGAAGGGGGAAGCTCAAAACACTCTCTGTGATTCGGATTTAGCTAGAAATCTCTTGGGCTGGAATCCTACTAAAAATTTAATTGACTGGATTAATAAATGAAAAAAATAATCATCACAGGTGTAACAGGTCAAGACGGCAGCTTTATGGCTGATTACCTCTTGAAGAACACTGAACATACAATTGTTGCTGGTGTCCGTAGGTTAAGCGTCAAGAATCATAACAATATTTCTCACCTAGTAGATAATCCACGCTTCAAGCTTATTGATCTCGATGTTGCAGATCAGGCTAACACAGATATAGTAATAGCAGAAGAGAAGCCAGACTACTTTATTAATTTTGCAGCGAATTCTTTCGTGGGTGTAAGCTGGAAAATGCCAGTGAATCACATGGAGACTAATGCTATGGCGGTCTTGTATCAACTTGAGGCGATACGCAAACATTGCCCCGAATGTCGATACTATAACGCTGGCTCCTCAGAGGAGTTTGGAGACGTTTTACATTCTCCTCAATCAGAGTCTCACCCTTTGCGCCCAAGAAGCCCGTACGGAGTCTCTAAGGCCAGCGCGAGGCATATGGTGAAGGTTTGGAGGGAGTCTTACGACTTGTATGCTATTCAAGGTTGGTTATTCAATCATGAAGGCACTCGTCGAGGGGAAGAGTTTGTCACTCGTAAAATCACCAAAAACGTAGCTCGTATTCAAAAAGAATACGCTAGCGGTGAGTTCAAACCTCTAGAATTGGGCAACGTAGATGCCATGCGAGATTGGAGTGACGCTGAAGATTTCGTCGAAGGTATTTGGTTAATGCTTAATCAAGAAAAACCTAAAGAATATGTTCTTTCTTCAAATGAAACTCACACTATTCGGGAGTTTGTAGAGGAAGCGTTTAATTTTTCTGGCTTTGGTTCCGAGAAGTGTCGTTGGGATGGTCATGGGGTCAATGAGAAATATTACCACGAAGATAAGATTCTAGTGCAGATCAATACAGACTTTTATCGCCCCGCTGAAGTTGAGCTTCTTTTGGGGGATTCTGATTTAGCTAGAAAAGAATTAGGTTGGAAGCCAAAAACAGATTTTTTAGGTTTGGTGAGGAAAATGGTTGCAAACGATATTGATCTATGCTAGGATAACTTTATGCCAAGAGGTAAAAAGCAATGCCCTAGCTGCGAAGATTTTGTCGCAACTAGGGCTTCTTGTTGTGGTTGTGGTCACATCTTTACAAAAAAGAAAGATGCTAAACTTAAGACCACCAAACCTAAGACTGCCAAACCCAAGATAAGCAAAATAGACATCTTAAAAAGGCTAGTTGAAGACCCCAAAAATAATAAAAGGTTTTTTTATGCTAGGGAAATGAAGATGCTGAATGATTTAGTGGATCTCTATTCACTTGAATTTATGAATGTGGTCAACCTCGGTAGGAGATTTGAATCCTTAGCTTACTTTAAACATTCAAAAGTTAAGGAGAAGCTTGACAGGAGGTTCAGAGAGTTTAATTATGTGACAGACAAGTCACGATACCCCGAATACAATCTAGGTGAAAAAAGCGGCGAAGATCGATTCGTCAAAAGAAAGAAGAGAACAGTAAAAGACTTTTTAGAAGAAGAATAATATGGCTAATAAAAAAACAGCAGGGACAATAGACTCCAAAAATCTAGTTGGCAATTTTTTGAAGAACAATAAAGAAGATCACTTCAACTATGAAGAGCAAGTGAACTACAGGGTGTCAAGTGGATCTCTGGAGTTCGATCATCATCTTGATGGAGGCTTCGGCCCCGGATTGCATAGGTTTGTCGGAATGAATGAAGGGGGGAAGACTTCAGCTTCTTTGGAGGTAATGAAGAACTTCTTAAAGATGCCTAAATCAAAAGGAGTTTACTTCAAAGCGGAAGGTAGGCTTTCTGACGAAATGATTAAGAGGTGCGGAGTTAAGTTTGTTTTCAATCATGAAGAGTGGGAAGAAGGCACATGCTTTGTGTTTGAGTCTAATATTTACGAGACTGTAGTAGATTTAATGCGTCAGCTAGTGTCCTCAAATGACGAGAAAAATAAATATTGCTTTGTGCTAGACTCTGTTGATGGATTAATCAAGAAAGCTGATAACGCAAAAACATTTGAAGATGCTGTTCAAGTAGCTGGAGGAGCAAACATTGCAGCTACATTTATGAAGAAAATGTCAATAGCTCTTGGGAAAAGGGGCCATATGGCAATCTTTGTTTCTCAGGTTAGAGCAGATATTAAGCTAGACCCATACTCAAAAACTCCTGTTCGCCAGACAACTGCGACAGGTGGCAATGCTCTACTCCACTTCGCCAACTGGATCATTGAGTTTGAGCCTCGCTTCGGTGGAGATCAGATACTACTTAATCCATCTGTCAAAAAGATGGACCCAAAGACTAATCCAGCTATTGGACATTATGCTAAAGTAGTTGTAAAAAAATCTCCAAACGAAAAAACTAATACTCGGATATCTTATCCGATCCGCTATGGAAGAACTGGTGGCAATTCAATCTGGGTAGAGAAAGAGGTTGTTGGAACTCTTGAAGCTTGGGAGTTCATCAAAAAGGCTGGAGCTTGGATTTCGATCACAGAAGATTTTAGAGAAGTCCTTTCTGAAGGAGGCTTTTCGCTTCCTGAAAAAGTTCAGGGAGAGAATAAGTTATTTTCTTTGATTGAAGATGACTCAGCCCTCTGTCAATATTTAGTAGCGTATTTTAAGAAAATGTTTAGCGGTCAAGAATGAAATTTTACTCTACAGACGGCAAATTAAGAAACCTTAAAAATCCCAGAAAATATCATATAGATTGGGAAGCTTCTAGTCGCAGTAAGTTTCAGAAAAGCGTTAAAGATTTCCTCTATCCATACTGGAGTAGCGATGTTGTTTTCGAAGAGTTTAAGGTTGTTGGCAGTCGATTGTCATTAGACTTTTACAACGCTAATAAAAAAATAGCGATTGAAGTTCAAGGCGCTCAACACACCAAATACGTCAAACATTTTCATAAGAACAGATTCAAGTTTTTAGACCAACTAAAAAGAGATCAAAAAAAGCTCGACTTCTGCGAGATGAACGATATAAAACTGGTAGAGATATACCCTAATGACACTGTAGATCAGTCATTTTTTGAAAACCAAGATATTTACCTATGAGCAAAGATGAAGAAGCATTCTCAATCCCAAGTGGATTTGTGGAGAAACTGTACGAAATTTCTGGCGACTCCGATAAGCATAAGGGAGTTATTATGATTGCAGCCAATGAATCTGGCGATCCAATTATTTATACCAAATTTGATTCTGCTATCACCGAATTAGGTTTAACTAAAGCTCTTAGTCAGTACCTTGATAGAATAGAAAAAGAAAACGAACAACCTAATGATCTATAGCTACGAATTAGAAAAACAGCTTTTAGCTGGACTACTAAAAGACCCACCTTCCCTTATTGAGATTTCTAATTTCATTAGCCATAAGGATTTTTATTCTGAAGCTTCTTTTTTACATGCTACCATTTTCAGGGTAATTAAACAATCTGTTGATGCAGGAGAGGAGTTAGATAATATTATCTTGGCTCAAAGGGTTAATGAAGTTGGACTTAGCTTTGAAGGAAATATCAATGCTGCTGATTACATTAAGTCTCTTGCTATGCGATCTGTTCCTTCAGGGAATCTGATTAAAACAGCAAAGGAGCTTAAGAAGTTCTCCATTAGAAGAGAGATCGTAGAGTCTTCAGAGTTAATCTCAAAGAAGATGAAGGGGATGGCTCCAGAGTCCACTTATAGAGAGATTGTTGAAACAGCTGATCAGATTTACAACTCTAAGATTAACCTGTTTGATATTGGAAGCGATATTCCTGAAAATATCTATGAAGATATGGAGCATATGATTGAGGAGCGAGGCAATAATCCAATCGAAGAGTTTGGAATGATGGGACCGCATGATAAAGTAAATGATATTTACGGTTCTCTTTTACGTCCGGGCAATATCACCGTCATTGTTGCTCGTTCTGGAGTTGGCAAGACTCAGTTCTGTATGGATTACGCGACTAAGGTCGCACTAAAATACGATGTTCCAGTTTTGCATTTTGATAATGGCGAAATGAGCAAAGAGGAACTGATTATGCGTCAGTGTGCAGCTCACTCTGGAGTCCCAATGCATCTTCTTGAAAGTGGCAAGTGGAGACAAGCTGGACAGGATGTGGTTAATAAAGTTAGATCTGTATGGCCAAAAATAAGTAAATTAAAATTTTATTACTACAATGTGGGTGGGATGGATGTTGATGTAATGATTAACACCCTTAAAAGATTTTACTATTCAACTGTTGGCAGAGGAAACAAAATGGTTTTCTCTTTCGATTATATCAAAACAACTAACGACTCTACAGGCAACAAGAATGAGTGGCAGGTTGTTGGTGAGATGGTAGACAAGTTTAAAAGGTGTATCCAGAAGGAAGTTCTTGAAAATGGAGACCCAGTTATCCCAATGATCACTTCTGTTCAGTCAAACAGGAGCGGTATCACAACAAACAGAAACTCTCAAAACATTATTGATGACGAGAGCATTGTATCGCTCTCTGATCGAATCACACAGTTTTGTTCCCACATGTTCATCATTAGGCGTAAGACTGAGGACGAGATACAATTGGAGGGGCAGCGTTTTGGCACTCATAAGATGATCAGTGTCAAGTATAGAAGTTTAGGTAGAGATATAGCTGGGGCTATTGAACCAGTTCAAGTTGAAGATTCTCTAAGAAAGAACTTTATCAATTTAGACTTCAATAATTTTAATATTACGGAGTGTGGCGACTTGAGAGATATTGTCGCTGTACAAAATGGAGATCCACAATTAGATGACAGTATACCAGATGCACCAGCAAGGCAAGACAGAGACGACATCCCAGAACTTGGTTCCTTCTGAAGAGTTTGAGAAGGTTTTAAGTTCAATAGGCTACAAACTTATTGATTGCGGTGATCACTGGAGATCACAAGCTTTATATCGTAATGGGGACAATGCTACCGCTTTAAAAATTTATAAAAATACAGGAGTCTGGATGGACTTTGTAGAACCTAAAGGATCTTTACCTTTTGATGCTTTAGTCCGAATGACTGTGGGAGATGACCATAAGGTCTCTGAAACTTTAAAAAAAATAAAAAGCGATAAAGTTTATGTCGCCCAAAAAGTAGACAGAATAGAAATGGAACAAATTTATCCAGAAGATTGCTTAGACAAACTTTTCCCAAATTATAAGTTTTACAAAGATCGTGGTATCTCAGAGGAGACTCAAAAAGCTTTTAAAGTTGGCTTGGCTGGAGTAGGCAAAATGTATCGCAGGATGGTCTTCCCCATCTACAACCAAGACAATCATATTATTGGTTTCTCTGGTCGGAAGATAGACGATCATAATGATTTTCCTAAATGGAAGCATATCGGCAAAAAGAATACTTGGGTGTACCCTGCATGCATTCAAGAGAATGAGTGTGGTGCAGAAATTGACCGTCTGAGTCAAGTTATCTTGGTTGAGAGTATAGGTGATGCAATGGCTTTATATGATCAAGGTGTTAAAAACGTCTTAGTTTTGTTTGGGCTTTCAGCTAGCTCTAATATTATTAATTATTTGTCTAGCAAAGTCCTAGATAATATTTACATTTCAACTAATAATGATTCTAAATCGTCACAGAATAGAGGGTTGATAGCTTCGATTAAGAACTATCTGAAGCTAGCAAAGTATTTTGATTTAGATAATCTCACCATCAAACTTCCTCAAAATGGAAATGATTTTGGAGAAATGTATCAGAGTGGCTATAATATCAATAACTGGCTTAGTAGGCATATAGATCAACAAGAGCAAAAAGATTATATTAGTAGTTTTGTCTCTAAGAACCCAACCTTATTCACTAAGACGGAAAGTAAAATGGCCAAAAAAATAAATGAGTGAACCTAAAACAGCTTTATCCGCGAGTAGAATTAAGACTGCCCAAGGTTGTTCTTGGTTGTATTGGTGTAAGTATAAACTCAAACTCCCTGATACCAGCAATGACGGGGCAAAAAGAGGTTCTATCTGTCACTTAATATTCGAACTCTTAGGAGAAAAAAAACGAAAGCCTCACTATGACAAAATCATGGAGGCTCAAGATGTTTTTGCTGTGCCTTCTATTGAGCGTTTAATAATGAAGCATGCTCGTCGCGAAGAAGTTGATGACGAGGACAATATTCAATTAATCAAAGAGATGACCTTTAACGGTCTCAACTACGACTTCTTTGGTGGTGATTTAGACAAGCCTACAAAAGAGCTTTCTGAGCAGGACTTCGATATTGTAAAGAATGATGGTCAGATAGCTTACAGAATCAGAGGTTTCATTGATAAACTATTCTTGTATAAAAAACAAAAGTTTGCTTTGATTAGAGACTTCAAGACTAGCAAAGATGTTTTCAAAGGTAAAGATCTTGACGACAATATGCAGGATTTGATGTACAGCTTAGCTACAAAACATCTGTATCCAGAATACGAAAACAAGCAGAGCGAATTTTTATTCTTAAAATTTGAGTTAGATCCAGACGCAAAAAAAAGTGGAGTGATGAGAATGGCTCCTCTGAGCGACGAAGATCTTTTCGGGTTTGAATTGCAGTTGACCGAGATTCAAAAGTATCTGGATAGCTTCTCTGAAGATGACGCTCTAGCTAATATGGCTTCAGACCAAGGCTTCCCTTCAGATAAATCATTTAGTGGTAGACTCCTCTGTGGTTTCGCAACCCAAAAAGGTGAACTTAAAAAAGATGGAACAAAAAAGTGGCACTGTGCCATGAAGTTTGATTTCTTTTATTACGTTTTTAAAAATGCAAATGGCCAAATTGTAGGCTCTTGCTTTGAGGAAGAGTTTTCGGAGGATGCTGTTCCAGAGGGATGCACCCACGAAATTCAATATTATAAGGGTTGCCCGTCTCATTGTTCTTGATCTTTGTTCAGAGTTGTGTAGAATGAGGGAGTAATGATCCCAGTATTTAAATCTACATACTCGTACGGCAAAAGTATCTTGACTCTCAAAGGCGAGTCAGAAGATTGTGGTTCAGACTCCCTGATCGAAATGTGCCTTGATAATGGCATCAAGGATGTTATTCTGGTAGAGGATAACCTTACAAGCTTTATGAAGGCATTTAAAGTTTGTTTGGATAACGATTTGAATTTGTATTACGGATTGAGACTAACCTTCTGCAATGATATGAAGGAGGATTCCAAAAGCTCTAATCATAAAAACATTATCTTCGCAAAGAATGATGAAGGATGTAAGTTGTTGAATAAAATTTATTCTTGCGCTTTTACAGAGGGAGATGGGCGCATAGATTACGCCGCATTCAAAGAGTATTGGGATAGTTCAGCCCTATCTTTTGTAGTTCCTTTCTACGATAGCTACCTTTACGAGAATAATTTTCACCAAAAAAACTGTATCCCTAATCTAGAAGGATTAAATCCTGTCTTCTGGAGCGAAGACAACTCTCTTCCTTTCGACCACCTGCTTAATGCTAAGCTTGAAGAAGCTGTAAAAAGAAAGCAATATAAGGTTGTCAAGACGAAGACTATACTTTACAAAGAGAAGAAGGATGTCGAAGCTCTCCAAACATACAAGATTCTTTCGAATAGATCCTTTGGTAAACAATCAACCCTTAGTAGCCCAAACTTAAGTCATTTTGGAAGCGAAGAGTTTTGTCTGGAAAGTTACCTTGAACAGTCATGAATGATCAATTATTAAGATTTGACAAGAAGCAGAAGTATCTAGTTTTAGATACAGAAACTGAAGGCTTGAATTTGATCAAGTCAAAACCATACCAAGTATCTTGGATTATAGCTCAAGGAGATACAATCTTAGAAAAGAATAATAGGTATATTTGGTGGGAAGACTTAAAGATGTCTGAAGATGCAGCTAGAATTACAAGATTTGATAAAGACTTTTACAAATCAAAAGCTGAAGACCCAAAGGTGGTTTGGGGAGACTTCTCTAAAGAGCTTTACAATCCAGAATATAAGATCGTCGGTCAGAACCTCTTAGGGTTTGATGTGTATATGATTAATGTCTGGAGGAAGTTAATGGGTTTGGGGTCTGATTATTCTTATGTGAACAGAATTATAGATACTCTTAGTTTGGCTAGAGCTATAGCAAAAGAGGATAAGCCTGATTTTGACAACTTTATATGTTGGCAGTACGGTTGGAACAGTTTTTTTCAGCGGGGCTTGCGAACGGGTCAAGCGGCACTACTTAAAAAGTACAACATTCCTCATGATAAGAATAGATTGCACGATGCGCTATACGATATCGAGATGAACTTCAAGATTTTCAGAAAGCAGTTATTTAATATAGAGCTATGAGATACAAAAATCCATTTCCAGCTGGAGTAAAGCTTCCAGAGATCGCGGTCCCAAAAGACATTCTAGATGAATTAGGCTTAGAAGAGGGTAGCCCAAACAAAGAGATCCTATACGAACTTTCTAGAAAAGGTTTGAGAGAGAAGGGTATTACTAAACTCCCAAATAATAAAGAGTACTATGATCGGACGATTATGGAGCTTGAGATCTTTGAGGAGTTAGGATTTATTGATTATATCCTTCTCAACTGGGATGTACTTTACTATTGTAAAAAGCAAGATATCCCGACAGGCGCTGGTCGAGGATCTGCGGCAGGTTCATTAGTCCTGTATCTTTTAGGCGTAACAAACATTGACCCGATTGAGTATGACTTATTTTTTGAAAGATTCGTATCTAGAAGTAGAGCAAAACAAATTCAGCATGATGGTGAAATTTTTCTTGACGGCTCTCTTCTTGCTGACGTTGACAACGATATTTCTTATAATCGTAGGAGTGAAGTCGTTGAGTACATTGAGAAAAAATATAAAGGGCGAACGTCCAAAATCTTAACTTTGAATACACTTAGCGGTAAGCTCTGCATGAAGGAATGCGGTAAAATTGTATCTGAACTTAAGGAGATGGATGTAAATCAAATTAGCGACAGTATTCCAAAGCAGTTTGGAAAGGTGGCTAAATTAAAGGTCGCTTACGAAGAGAGCGAGTCATTTAAGAAACATGCAGATAATAACCCTAAAGCATTTAAAATAGCTAGGAAGTTGGAGGGTTTAGTTAAAAATACTGGAGTGCATCCTTCAGGTATTTCTATTTGTTACTATCAACAGTCAGATATCATGCCTCTACAAAAGACTAATGATGGATCTTTAGTTTCAGGTTATGACATGGATGATGTTGCTAGCTTGAGTGTAAAGTTTGATATTTTGGGTTTGAGGACTTTATCAGTTGTCAATGATGTTTGCCAGAGATTAGGTCTGGATGTAAATGATATTGATCCTCACGACCCTTTGATTTATACGGCCTTGTCTGATCTGCAAAATCCTCAAGGCTTGTTTCAGATCGAAGCTGATACAAACTTCAAAGTCTGTCAAAAGATCGCGCCAAGAAATCTTGAGCAACTTTCCGCTGTGGTAGCTATTGCTAGACCCGGAGCGTTAGACTTCAAAGATCGCTATGCCGAATACGCTAAGACTGGAGAATCCCAATCAGTACATGAGTTCTTTGATTCTGTTCTAGACTACACAGGGGGCATTCCTCTTTATCAAGAGCAATTAATGAAGATGGCTGTGAAGGTTGGGTTCAGCTTAGATGATTCAGAACAGCTTCGTCGCATTGTCGGCAAGAAGAAGATTGATCAAATGCCAGCTTGGAAAGCTAAGATTAGCGAGAAGGTTAGCCAGCTTGAAAATCCAGATCCTGTTATAGCTGATGTTCTGTGGAAGGTGGCTGAAGACTCAGCAAACTACTCATTCAACAAATCCCACTCAATCAGTTATGCATATTTGGCAGCTATTACAGTTTATTTAAAATTTAAATATCCACAAGAATTCTTTTTAAGTCTTTTGAGGTTCGCTAAGTTTGAGCCAAACAGTCATGAAGAGATAGCAAAGATATCTCAGGAGTTGGCTAATTTTGATATTATGCTTCTCCCGCCAGATCTCAACAAGTCAGATATTGATTTCAAGATTGAGGGTAAGGACATCAGATATGGTCTTAATTCAATCAAGGGCGTTTCTGAGAAGGTTTTGATTAACCTCCTAGATTTCAGAGAGGGTTCTTTTGCAAACAAATATGAGGTGTTTGTGGTAGCAAAGCAGGTTGGTCTTAATATCGGTGTATTATCTAGCTTAATTCAAGCTGGCCTTTTAGAGTCTTTTGTGGATGGTAATCGTTCCGATTTGGTTTTGGAGGCTCAAGTTTTTAATGCCTTAACAGATAGAGAGAAAAGGAATTTCATAGCTTTAGGTGAGAATTATAATTACAATATAATAGACTCAATTAATGATGTCATAACTAATGAAATGGTTGCAGATGACAACAAAAAGATTTTCAGAGATACCAGAATCAATACCCTAAAGAAAAAATGGGAGCCTTACAAGGAGATTTGCAGACTCAATAAACACTCTATTAAGTATGCGAACTGGTATTTCGAAACTAAGCTTTTGGGTTATAGTTACTCTTATAGCATCAGGGATATATTTAAGCACCCTGAAGATTACCAATGCTCTGAATCCGTGAAGATGGCGGGTGACAGGTCTGAAGTGAGATGTGTTGGCGTATTAGCCGACATAACTAAGAGAACAAGCAGAAACGGCAATAAATATGCTAGGTTAGAACTGCATGACGAAAAAGGCGTGATTAATGCTTTATTTATGGATAGTAATAGAGAATCACGCTTGACAGATTACCTTGATGCTGGTAATAAATTGCCTAAGAAAGACGATGTGGTCATACTCACAGGAAGTAAGGGTGACGACATAATATTTGCTAATACAATAAATACTTTAAAAGATAAGATTTATATGAAGCTTTCTCAGGTAAAATAAGCGTAACTATATATGATGTCTCTAACCGATTATAATCTGACTCCAAAAGCAAAAAAAGCTATAAAGGATGCTAAACTTTTCGCCAAATCAAATAACCATGCTCTAATTAGGATACCTCACTTATTTTACGGTTGCTTATGTAACCTTTCTGATAGGGTTCGACTTCTGCTTGAGAGTAGAGGTATTCAGTACTCGTCTAAAGAATATGTAAAAGATTTTAAAAGTTTCTGCGCTGAAAATGACAGTTACTTCTTAAGATCTAAAAACGAAAATGCTTGGCATTCTGAACTAAATGATGTCATATCTGACGCTAAGTCATTCGCTGACGATAATGAGGACTTTTTTATTGGGGTAGATCATATACTCTACTGCATTTTGTCGTCTCAGTTCTGTAAGGCTATAGAATCAGATTCTTGCGATGTTTTGAGCATGTCTGAGGTTCTCCTTGAATTGACTATAGACGCTAATTTAGCAATCCCTAAATCGGAAGTTTTTTCTCTAGAATCTAAGCCTTCAGAAGAGTTTTTAGACCTACTTAAGACATCTATGGGGGGCGAGCCTTCTGGATTTTTAGATGAGTACTGCGTGAACCTTAATGATCGAGCTATGGAGGAAAATCAAGCTCCTATAACCTCAAGGGATGAGGAGATAGATAGTTTGATTGAGATTTTGTCAAAAAAGAATAAAAGTAATGCTGTATTACTGGGAGATTCTGGCGTTGGTAAAACGGCAATTGCTGAAGGATTAGCTCAAAAAATAGTTAGGGATGAGGTTCCAGCCCATATCAGTTTTTGTACCGTATACAGCGTTGATATGGCATCTATGGTAGCTGGCACTCAATACAGAGGTCAGTTTGAGGAGAGATTCAAAGGCTTACTTAAAGATGTCGAATCTCGCCCTGAAGCAATCTTATTTATTGATGAAATTCACACCTTGATGGGTGCTGGTAACTCCAGCGAGAACGGTATAGATGCTTCAAATATGCTCAAACCCGCTCTTGCCAGAGGGGACGTTAAATGCATAGGAGCTACAACCTTCAAAGAATACGAAAAGTCTTTTGGGAAAGACCCCGCTCTTAAAAGAAGGTTTGATAAAGTTGAGGTAAAAGAGCCAACAAAAGAGCAAACTCAGCTTATGATTGACAATAGTATTTCATACTATGAAAATTTTCACAGAGTTAAATACTCAAGAAAAAATATTCAAGACATATTAGATCTTAGCGAAATCTATTTATCGAATAAGAAGTTCCCTGAGAAAGCTTTTGATGTTATTGACCAAGTTGGAGCTAAAGCAAAAATTGATCAGGACTATCCCACTGAAGACTTAGCTAATATTAGAGAAAGGTTTTCTATAAAGGGTAAAGATTCAGACACTGAGGAAGAATCAGGAAGATTAATTAAAGAATATATTAAAGATTTAGTCTCTTATATAGACAAAGAAGACAAGAAAAGAAAAGTTTCAAGGAATCATATTCTTGAGGTCTTCGAAAAAAAGACGGGCATACCTAAAAAAATAATTGGAGAAAGTAACAAATCTTTTTCTAATTTTAAAAAGAAGATGCGGTCAGAAATATTTGGTCAAGAGGAAGCTTTAGACAGAATTTACAACATCCTCGCTTCTGTAAAGGTGGGACTAAACGATCCAAATAAACCTTTGGCTAACTTCTTGTTTGTCGGCCCAACTAGCGTTGGCAAGACATTTACAGCTAAGAATATTTCTAAACACTTTTTTGGTAACAAGAATTCATTCCTTCAAATCAACATGAGTGAATACCAAGATAAGACTGGTATCTCTAAATTGCTTGGGGCAAATGCTGGTTATATTGGCCATGAAGACGGGGGAATCCTAAGTGAATTTGTTATAGACAATCCAAACTCTGTTATTTTGTTTGATGAGATTGAGAAATGTGATCCCAAAATTCTAGATTTACTCTTACATCTACTCGACGAAGGCTACATCTCAGACAGCTTCAATAGACGCATTGACTTCTCAAAATGCATTATTGTGATGACAACAAACATTGGCCACAAAGAAGCGACAAAAAACACAATGGGCTTTATGTCCGAAAATAATGAGCAGGATTCTTATAAAGAAAGTTTGAGTAAATACCTACGACCAGAGCTAATAGCTAGAATACAAAATACCCTAATCTTCAATACGCTAAATGATGAGATTATGGCGAATATTGTAGGTGTAGAAATAAATAAGATTAAAAATCGTTTATCCGACAAAGGTATTAATCTTTCTGTTCCCAAGGCAATCCAGAAGTTTCTAGTCGAGGAAATTAAAGCTAAAAAACTAAATGCTAGGAACATAAAAGCTCTAGTTGTGAAGCTAATTCAGTTCCCACTAGCCTCATTTATCATGGGCGAAGAGAAAAACAAAAAATTATCACTAAAAGTTGTTGACAAGACCATCAAAGTTTACTAATATACAAACATGAGTAAGTCAGTTCTTAAAGCTATTCGTAATTCAAAAGGTCGTTTCTTCGGTCTTTACACTAAGCAGGGCGAATCCCTTAACGCTCAGCTTCAGTCTGAAACAGATCAAACAATTGTGATTTATGATCGCAATTTTAATCGGACCCGCCGTTTTTCGAAAACCAGCATCGCTGGAGTTCGTTCAGGTTCTCGTAACTTTGGTCGAGTTCGTTGATTTTAATAGGTAATATTGGGTTGTAGCCATAACGCAAGACCCGTCCCTTTAAAAGGGGCGGGTTTTTGTTATAATAAATTGTGAAAAGCGATTCTATATTTAAGGACAGGCTATACACCTTACCATCTAGCGGTAGGATAACAGCTACTGAGACTAAAATAATCAAAAAGATTTTATCTTTTTCTAAATGCGATATTAAAGTAGATAAAATTTCTTTAGTATGTGTTGAAGAGGATTATGATTTCTACCATATATATAGCGGGTCTAATATATTTGATTTAAAATTTTCATTAGACCATGAAAGCGAAAAATTTAATAGGGAAATAAAAAACACAAAGCTTTGCAAGTCCAAGTCTGTTCCAAAATATGTCGATAGTGGAGTTGTTAAAGTAGGAGATAAAATATCATATTTAATTTGCGAATCCAACAGGTCAGAATCTTTGTTTGATTATGGGAGATCTCACCTATCATCTAATTTAGATTTATTTGTTGATTTCTATTGTGATTTTGCTTCAAACGGCAATTATAAATTGTTGTACAAAACCCTACTATCCGACTCAATGAAAGAGGAAGATATGAAATCTATTTTCGACTTAGACCAAAAGTCTTATATAGATAATCACTCTGATTATGATAAATGCGAAAATATAATTAACCAATTAAAATCGGACATCTTAAACAAATTACACGCTTTACCCAAAATTTACACTGGCAATATAATAGGAGATTTTGATAAAAATTCAGTTTTTACTGAGGGGAACAATTTTTTATTCAAAGATCTTAGGTATGGATGCAGGGGTCATGTTTATTCTGATGTAGCTAATATCACTTTATATTATGGATTGAGTAAACCTATAGAGAAGACTCTTCTGCAAAAAATTACTCAAAAAATGTCTTTAACTGCTGAAAACAATCTGTACAATCAATTCTATGAATTAGAGTTAAGGAGGAAAGCTCTCCATTACCTTCTTCAATACCTTAAAGAGGTTTACGTTTATGAATCTTCTAGGATTGAAGTGATCATCAATCTGATTGATTCTTTTTCTCAAAGTTTTAATAGGGTCTGTAAGATACCAGTAATTAGAGATAACAGAGAGTTTCTTTTAAGAAATATCGCAGAGCCGATAATAGAATCCAGCGATAAACATTAATTATTGAATTACAAGCTATTCTATATATTATCGTTTATGATTGTTCAGCTTTACAAACCTAACCCCAGAAATACTGGTTGCGCTTTTAGTTGCGATATTGGCAGCGCCAACCAAAAAGGCGAACCTTGTGTTTATGTCAGGGCGGTTAGGCAGTTTTCTTGGGATGACAAAAAGAAGACTGGTTCTTTCTCTCAAAATTCGAAAAACCCAGAGGCTTCGATTTCAATTAAATTAAACGAGGTCGAAATTGGAGGTTTGATTCACGCTATTGAAAAAAATACCGAGTTCAAAGCTTACCATTCTTACGAGGATAACAAGACTCAAATCTCATTTAAACCGTGGGAAAGAAATGGGCGACCAAACGCTTTTTCCTTTGGCATCATTAGAAATTCTACAAACAAGTTTGGGATAGGGGTAGAAATGTCAGAAGCTTATTGCTTACTTGAATTTTTCAAGTTTGCACTACAAGAGCTTTACGCTTACCGTTTGACTAAAAACGAAGAGATTAAATCGCGGCAGTGAAGAAAAAAGTTTTAATTCACTCTAACTCCTGTAAAGCTTTTACGGGTTTTGGTAAGAACAAGAAGAATATCATGCGTTACCTGCATAATACAGGTAAGTATGAGTTGATTGAGTTGGCTAATGGGTTGGAGTGGTCCAACCCCCTACTATCTTTAATGCCTTGGAAAGCTGTGGGTGCTTCACCCCCCAGACAATCCTTACAAGGCATGGATCAACATATGCAAAGGGCAGAGGGTTATGGTCTATCTGCTGTTGACCGCGCTGTAAAAGAATTTAAGCCCGATGTTTATATCGGCATGGAGGATATTTGGGCTTTTAAAGATTATCATCATAAGCCTTGGTGGAATAAGATCAACTGCATGATTTGGACGACCTTAGACAGTTTACCAATCCTTCCTCAAGCTATAGAGTATGCGCCAAAAACAAAGAACTATTATGTCTGGGCTAGCTTTGCAGAAAAAGCAATGAGTGAACTTGGATACGACCATGTAAAGACTCTCAGAGGCTCTCTAGAGCATAATAATTTTGTTCGCCTACCAGATGAAGATCGTTTAAAACTACGAAAGCGTCATGGCTTGTCTGATGAGTTTATTATAGGTTTTGTATTCAGAAACCAACTCCGCAAATCAGTACCAAACCTGCTTGAAGGTTTCAAAGTATTTAAGGAAAATAATCCAGATTCTAAAGCTAAACTATTTCTACATACTCATTGGGTAGAAGGTTGGAATATCAACGATCTTATCGCTGAGAAGAGCTTAGATCCTTCAGATATTTTAACGACTTATGTTTGCTCTAAATGTAATACTTACACAGTCAAACCTTACGAAGGGCAAGAAAAAAACTGTAACAACTGTGGCTCTAAAAAGTCCGTAAATACAACTAACACTCGCAAGGGTGTGGATGAAAAACAGTTGAATGAAATTTACAATCTTATGGATCTATATTGTCACCCGTTCACAAGCGGGGGTCAAGAGATCCCTATCCAAGAAGCTAAACTTACTGAGCTTGTAACTTTAGTTACTGATTATTCGTGCGGGGAAGATAATTGCACTGAAGAAAGCGGTGGTATCCCACTGGATTGGAATGAGTATAGAGAACCCGGGACGCAATTCATTAAAGCGTCAACTTGCCCAACATCAATAAGCCGTGAGATAGAGAATGTTTACAAAATGGCTCCCTCACAAAAAAGTGAGATGGGTAAAGTCGCTCGACAGTGGACTATTGAAAACTTCTCGACTGAGGTTATTGGTAAACAATTAGAGGAGATAATCGACAACATGCCAGATGTTGATTATGACTATGACTCTAAATCAAGAGATTACAACCCAAAGTATGAAATTGATCAACATACTGATTTAACAGAGTTCTTAATAGATATCTATAAGAATATATTAGATGAGGATGTAGATGAAAACTCTTTAGGGGTGAAGCATTGGACGAGTAAAATGAAATCTGGGGCCAAAGCAGAGGAGATTATACAACATTTTAGAAAAACAGCTCAGCAGCAAATAGAAAAGAGTCAAATCCCATCTTTGCAGGACTTACTTGGCAACGAAGATAAAGGCTCTAGAATTGCTGTAGTCATTCCGCAGTCTGAAGTCGATGTCTTGTTGGTTAATTCACTGATGGAGAGGCTTAAAAAACAGTATTCTGACTACAACATTTATGTATTCACCAATCCAGAGTGTTTCGAGTTGATTGAGGACAGCCC